CCCCAGGCTGTTCACCGGACTGGCCCCGGCTACTCAGGCATAAGGGTGGTTTTAGGGATAGTCCCGGCCGAAAGCATGTGCAAATTCCGCGCATCCGTTCGCATCAAATCTGCGTTCCCATGCCCCGCATCCCCTACTGACCGCTTGGATATTTGCTAAGTCAGACCAACACATCGTACACCGGCAGCACTCCTTGTTCCCCACCAGGCCCACGAAAACCTGGTGATAAGTGTACGACCCTGGGACCCTGTGTCATATCCCCAGGTAATTCTCTACGCAGCTTGATGTAGCTACGTTGTCGCGTATGAGTAAAACATTCCCTTCCCCGAAGTTCGGGGGGTGAAACAACGGGCAAAACTGTAAGATAATAATTACGCTATCCCCGCCAAGCGGCGGGAACGCAAAGAGCCAAATCTGCCCCGTGGACGTCTACTGACCCCACGTGGCTCATTTCTGCCCACTCCCTGTCGCTGAACTCGCCAGCGCTGCATCGGAGAAGCCTCTTCCACTTCTCCGAATCGCCACCTACAAACCCTGGAAGTGACACACTTGCGACGGTAACGCCCGCGTCGGGCAATTCGCCTGTCCTTGCAAGCATGTACTCCCTCACTTTCTCAGCTTTCACTGTGCATCCTCCTTTGTTGGAATCATATATCGCAGTCAAAAATGCGTGGATGGGCTCAACTCGCGTGAACCCATCTGCTAATGTTGCTGCATATATCTGTATGCATGTTTTCAGTTCTTGAGGCGTCACGTCCGTTGTGGTCCAAGACTTCGTGTTTAGAAAACGTGTGACTTCTGGCGTCATCACCATCTCCCCACCGTCATACACAACTTCACCATCACTGATAAGCGCCTCATATCCAACAAATCGCATGTAGCCGTCGCCTTGCAATGGCTTCCACACGAGTTTGGCTTTCCAACCCCACCGTGTGAAAAAGAGACTCACCGGGCATTCTTCTTGTTCGTTTCGTGCCCAAACGTTTTCTTCCAAACGTCCACCCGTGTCGTCGCCTTCGAAAGCTAAACACGCTAAATACTTGCGCCGGACCAGGCCTGCTCTGTTGGGTGCGTTGATCAGTTCCGTGTCCCTCGGGGAGACGTAAAACATCTTCGCGCCCCTGAACTTTATCAAGCAGTCCAACGCATCACCGACGTGCTCTGGATCAACCAGGAACGAGAACCACGCAATCAAGTTCTGCAGGAAGTTTCCTGAACTTGTCACTCGGTCTCCGCTTTCCCGCATCGTCTGTGGTATCTTAATTTTGGCGGTCTTCTTTTCACCTGTGGCATCCTTGTGTGTCATACGCCAAGTTGCGCATTTGTCGCGGTCTTCAACCACTCGCTCAAACAACTCGTCACCTACGTCTTCGACTCCGATCAGCCGCGCGATGTGTAGGAAGATTTCCTGCTCAATTTGCTTGAGAGGCTCTGAAATACCAAACTCAAACGCAGTCAAATCGTTCTCCACCCACCTCGCACCGGCTCTCATCTTGGACATGTTCGTGAATATCTCTTCGATCGCTTTGTGCTTGGGCCGCCCCTTGATTGAGGCTGATTGAAAAACATCGAACATCACGTGCTCGAACGCGAACGCAACCTTCGCCAATGCGTACAACCTTACGTCACCGTGATTTGCTATTCCTCTTGGTTTGTCTTTTGCAGTGACCTCGCTTTTGACAAAAGCTTTGATGACTCTGTCGAATCCCACTATATCACGCCTCAACTCCGTGTTCATCGCATCCATCTCTACTTTCATCTTGCCTTCATGGGTGAGTTTCCTTGGCAATGCTGAGGCTCGCATGCTCTCAAACTCCTTCATGGCTTTCTTCACTTTGCTCGCGTTGAAGACCTTTTCCTTCAGTCCTTCAACAAGAGCATCACGTGTTTTTGCTTCAGACACGTATGGGTTGTGGTTCCCAATCCCAATATTGCGTTTATCATGGGCTTGTTTCAAATTCTTGGGATTGTTGGAGTGCAAATAATTTGGCTTGGTCGTGATCTGTGGAAATCGTGGAGTCGCTGCTCGCGCACCGCTCGCACTGCCACCCTCCAATCCTGGTGGTTCCACCATTTCAACACGATCCTCTTGCGTCATCGTTGTTGTGCTGCGCAACACACCGTTTTCCACGTATGCACGCTGTTGTTGCTCAACGACGGTAGCGGCCTCGGCCTCTTGCAAGGCAACGGAGGCATCGGGCTCTGCGGGGTTCACATCGTCCTCGCGTGGCCCGAACCAATTGCGCCACCAGCTCAGCGGTTCTTCTCCTTCTTCTCCTTCTTCTTCTTCCGCTGGTGGCGGCTCGACATGCTCTGTCCTTGGCTCTCTTGGCTCACCTGAAGGTTCATCATATATTGTCCATGCTGTTGGATAATGGTGCGGGATCTTCATTCGTGCCAACATTTGCACGAAGCGAACAAAACACGCGATGCTCGCCGCCATGATCAGAATTTTCTTCATCATGTAAGTCACGGGTAGAATTATGTCCTCCCCGTCCCAAGCAAATTGCAAGAGATTGATCCTTTTCTGATAATCAGGCGATGCCACCGAGTGCGCCAGTAGCGCCGATGCCGCACACCCTACACCATATACCACTGTCGTCTTGTAGCACCACCTCACCGGGGCCACAAAAACCAGTTCGTCACAAATAGCATGGTTCCCTACTGTCAGGTAAGCGCGGCGCCGGAAACTGTCTCTCGCGGCGCACGCCAAATTTATAAGTTGAAGATCTGCGCACGATGGTTTCACCCCCCAAACCGTGCTTGCGCGATGTTTCATTGCAAAACTCGTCCCATCAGATACGTACCCTGTTGGCAAACAAACTGTCACGTCGACAGTCTTAATGCCAAGGTCCTTGAGGGAAGCCGTTTCATCTCGACAACGCTTGCATGTGCGCGTGATCGTCATGACCCTCGTCATGTGATCCTCTGCGTTACGTGGATAACGTAGATACTTCAACTCAGCGCGATGGCAATGAGCACACACCTCGGGACAAGTGCTCCCGAAACGCGTGCCTACACCAACGACACCGCTCAACATTGTGCTAATCCGATATCAAACACTCAATCAGACGAGGCAGCGTGAGTTGCTGCCGCACCACTTTGTAAACTCTCAGCGACACAGTGCACCTTGAG